CCTACGAGCTTAGTAACAGGCCTACAATTAAACGATAGATTAGTAATCAGAGATAAGAGGTACATCATTAACGAAATGAAAACGAACTTATCTACTGGTGATGTTGACCTTCAATTAATTTTAGACTTTAGACCTGTCATCAACTCTACTCAAACCACACCTGTAGTATCTCCTAACGGAGGTGATGTTCTCATTCCTGTAATCCTTGACAATAACGCAACGCAGATAGGATTGTCAAGTTCTATAAGTGACGTTTCTTTCAGTCATAGTATCGTCTATGAGGAGCGTATGGTTACGGTAACTATCGGAGCGAGTAATGTAGAGTTCACAATGATAACTGAGAGTGGAGATATATTAGCATCTGAAAGGGCGGAACAAATAACAACCGAAGGAGAGGAGAGCAGATTGATTGACGTTTCATTGACCTCTACCTATCCTGACGGAAGCACATCAAGAAGAACGATTTATATTATACAACAATGATACAACGGATAGTTCAAATGCTAAAAATAGACGAACACTACGGGATTAGTGAGTTCGTAGACATAGCCAAAGGTAAGTACAAGTTAAACACGTCTCTGAAGAAAGCGTACAAACAAGGAAAACGAGAACTTATAAATAAACGAAATGGCGGAAAATAAAGTAGTAAATCTTGAAGTCAAAGAAAAAGGTATGGAGGAGATGGGTCAAAAGACTTTATCTCTAAAAGCAAAATTAAAAGAACTTAAAGAACAAATGGCTCTTGCAGGTGATGGTACTGCGGAGTTTAAAAGATTAGCTGCCGAAGCAGGTGCTTTACAAGATAGGATTGCTGATGTCAACAGGCAAGTTAAAAACCTTTCATCAGATACAAGGCGTTTAGATTTAGGTTTAGAGGCCGTTCAAGGTGTTGCAGGTGGGTTTGCAGCCGCTCAGGGTGCTATGTCGCTTTTTGGAGATGAATCCGAAGAGATGCAAAAAACTATGATGAAAGTAATGGGAGCTATGTCTCTTGTTAATGGAGTTCAACAGGTTGCAAACGTACTCAATAAAGATGCAGTTCTTGGTACTAAATTGCGTGTTTTTTGGAATGAGACTTTAGTTGGCTCATTCAATAAAGCAAGTGTGGCTCAAAAGGCATTTATGGCGACAGGTATTGGTTTGCTTTTAACAGGTATTGCTACGCTTGTTGCTTACTGGGATGATATTGCTGCTACTGTTAATGGTGTTTCAGATGAGCAAGAGCGATTAAATGCTAAAGTTGAGGCAAATGTTAATTTAGAAAAGGCTAAACTTGACTCAATAGGTGAACAAGATAATATCTTAAAACTTCAAGGAAAATCGGAGCGTGAAATTTTAGAACTTAAACTCAAGCAAACTGATGCAGTATTATTAGCTACTCAAGCACAATTAGAGCAACAAGAAAACACTAAGAAAGCTGAGGTTGCTGCCGCTAAAAGAAATTATGATATTACAAAAATGATTGTAAGGGGTGCTATTGAAATTGCAGCAGTAGGATTGCGATTACTGGCAGCACCGATTGACTTAGTTCTTGAAACTGCTAATGCTGTATCGGAGGCATTAGGTTTTGGTAAGATAACAACTACAAATATAAACAAGGAGATCAGCAAACTTACTGAATCGGCAGCAAGTGGTATATCTAAATTTATATTTGACCCACAACAAATAGCAGCAGATTCAAACGAAGCAATAAGGGAAACTAAAGCCTCAATCACTAAACTAAAAAACGAAAAGGCAGGTTTAATTCTTTCAATTCGTGCTATTGATAAACAAGATAGGAAACAAACAACCAAAGAGAAAAAAGAGGATGTCAAGAAGGAAGAGGAAGAGATAGAACTTATCAAGCGTGAATCAGGACTAAAGGCTATAAACAATCTTCAAAAGCAAAGAGATGCTGAATTAGAGGTAACTAAAAAGGCATTAGAAGAGGAGGCTAAACTCAGAGACGAAGCCGCAAAAAAAGAACTTGAACGCCAAAAGAAATTACAAGAGGATAAATCTAAATTAGTTTTCGATTCACTTAATCTTATATCGGAGATAACAAGTCTATTTGGACAAAAGAACGAACGTGTAGCGAGAGCAATGTTTAATATTGACAAGGCAGCGAGATTAGCATCGGCTACAATGTCTGCTCGTGAGGGTGTGATTAATGCGTTTAAGACTGCATCAGACTCACCATTAACTACTGTGTTTCCTGCTTATCCATTTGTTCAGGCAGGACTTGCAGGTGCATTCGGAGCAGTTAACATTGCAAAGATAGCATCTCAAAAATTCCAAGCATCAGGCGGTACGTCAGATTTAGCGTCAGGTGGTGGCGGTGGTGCAGGTGGTGTATCTTCAGCAGCACCATCATTCAATGTAGTAGGTAACTCAGGATTGAACCAACTTGCACAAATACAACAAACGCCAGTACAAGCGTATGTAGTAAGTGGAGAGGTAACATCGGCTCAGGCACTTGACCGCAACCGAATCAAAAACGCAACATTGTAGAACTAAAAAGTTGAATAGATATGAAAGTTATTGAATTGATAATTGACGAGAAGGACTTGCAAAGCGGAATAGATGCCGTTTCAGTAGTTGAGAGTCCTGCAATAGAGGAGAACTTTATCGCCTTAGCAAAACACGAAGTAGAACTCAAAGAAGTTGACAAAGAGAAGCGTATCTTAATGGGTGCTGCTCTTATCCCTAACAAAAAAATCTACCGTGTAAACGCAAAGAAAGAGGAATACTATATCTACTTCTCGGAGGACACCGTACGTCAAGCTATGGAGTTATTCTTCAAGCGTGGCAATCAAGGTCAAGCTACCGTAGAGCATAAAGATGCCTACGTTCCTGGTATGACCGTTGTTGAATCTTGGTTGATTGAAGATGAGGTACACGACAAGTCTAAGAAGTACGGATTCAGCTTACCAAAAGGAACGTGGATGATTTCTATGAAAGTCGACAACGATGAGGTATGGAATGACGTGAAAGCTGGTAAGGTCAAAGGCTTTTCAATTGAGGGTTACTTTGCTGATAAGTTAGAAATGTCTTTAGAGCAACAAAAGAAAAATGAAATTATTGAAAAACTTAAAAACCTACTTAATGAGCAAATTTAAAACACCAAGCAAGGCAAGTCCAAGAGCAGGTAGCAAAAGAGGTTGCCTATGTGAAAACGGAACATACTCAACTAAATGTTGTGATGGCAGTTTACAAGCTCAAGGCATCGGTAAAACTGCAGAGGTAAACGAACCTGCTCCTACTCAAACTGAGGTCAACGGAGTAAGGACTATCGTACGTCAAAACGGATAAAAATAAAACAACGCTATATTCAAATAGTTTATTTCTTGTATACAAACTAAAAACAAATGAACGAAAAATCAATCTTAAACAAAGTCCGCACACTTCTTGGATTGGAAGTGAAGTTGGAAGTAATGAAACTTACTGATGGAGTTTCTATGCTCGAAGCAGAATCTTTTGAAGCAGGTCAACCTGTATTCATCCTAACTGAAGACGAACAACGCATCGCACTTCCTATTGGAGAGTATGAATTAGAAGATGGTCGTGTTTTGGTAGTTATCGAAGAAGGTGTTATCGCTGAGATCAAAGAGGTAAAAGAAGAAGAAGAAATGCCTGAAGCACCTGCTCAAGAACCTGCCGAGGTAGAAGAGGAAGTTGCTGCATCTACTGAAGCTCCACAAGCTAAAAAAATCGTTGAGTCTATCGTTAAAGAATCTTTCTTCAGCGAAATAGAAGCACTTAAAAAAGAGAACGAAGAATTGAAAGCGAAACTTTCAGCACAAGCTACTGAAGTTGCAGAAGAAGTTGCACCAGTTGAATTGAGCGAAGAGCCTAAGCCTATTTCTTTCAATCCTGAAAACACACAAGCTACTGACGTATTCAAGTTTGCATCTAAACGAAATGCATCTACTATGGATAGCGTATTATCAAGAATTTCAAACATTAAATAATTAATAAAAATGGCTACAACCACATCAATTACTACTACTTACGCAGGCGAGTTCGCAGGTAAGTACATCGCTGCAGCTTTATTGTCTGCACCAACTCTTGACAAAGGCGGTATCACTATCGCTCCTAATGTCAAATACAAGCAAGTAATTAAGCGTGTCAGTACAGACGGGATAATCAAAAATGCGAGCTGCGACTTTGACCCTACATCTACAATCACTCTAACTGAGCGTGTACTTCAACCTGAGTCTTTTCAAGTAAACTTACAATTGTGTAAAGCTGACTTCCGTTCAGATTGGGATGCAATCCAAATGGGTTACTCTGCATTTGATACCCTTCCTAAGTCTTTTGCTGACTTCTTAATCGCACACGCTGCTGAGAAAGTTGCACAAGGTATGGAAACTTCAATCTGGCAAGGTGTTAACGCAACTGCAGGTGAGTTCGCAGGTATTATGACACAATTGACTACTGATGCGGCTCTTCCTGCTGCACAAGAAATTGCTGGTACTACTGTTACTGCTGCTAACGTTATCGCTGAGTTAGGTAAAATCGTTGACGCTTGTCCTGCTGCCCTTTACGGAAAAGAAGACTTGAATCTTTACGTTTCACAAAATATCTATCGTGCTTATGTTCGTGCATTGGGTGGCTTCGCTGCTTCAGGTGTAGGTGCTAATGGTTACGATAACAAAGGTACAAACCAAGCTCTTGGTGATGTTTACTTTGATGGTGTTCGTGTATTCGTTGCTAATGGTCTTGCTTCTAACACAGCACTTCTTGCTCAAAAATCTAACCTTTACTTTGCTACAGGTCTTCTTTCTGATATGAACGAAGTTAAAGTTTTGGATATGGGTGACCTTGATGGTTCTCAAAATGTTCGTGTAATCCTCAGATTCACCGCTGATGCTAAATACGGATTTGCTTCTGACGTTGTTACTTACGGAATCACAAACTCTGCTAACTAATCATTAGTCAACTTTAAATAATCGGGGAGGGCGGTAAAAAACTTCCCTCCCTTTTTTATAACATTTAAAACTTAAAAAAAATGTGCGATTTAGCAAATGGACGCTTGGAAGGGTGTAAAGATACCGTAGGTGGTATCGATGCAGTTTACTTCATTAACTTTGGCGACTACAATCCTGAAACAGGAATAACAGAAACTAATGATGTTATATCTGCAGTTTCAGGTGTTTCCGCTCTATACAAATACGAACTCAAAGGAACTAACACTTTTGATCAAGTATTCAACTCTTCTCGTGAAAACGGAACTGCTTTTGCAGAGCAAACTTTGACAATGACTTTAAAGAAGCAAGATGCTACTACACACAAGTCAGTTAAATTGTTAGCTTATGGCCGTCCT